CTAGTATTTCGCCTAGTTGTTCACTTAGTTGTTCACCTAGTTTTAGTCCGTCATTAAGTCCGTCACCTAGTATTAGTCAGAGTATTTCACCTAGTTTAAGTCCATCCGTTAGTCAATCACTAAGTCAGAGTTTAAGCCCATCAGTTAGCCCATCAGTAAGTCCTTCAGTTAGCCCATCAATTAGTCCATCTCCATCAGCAGGTGTTTATACATTAAAAGATAATATATTTAGTAAAAAAATAGATTACGGTTTAAAAGCAAATGTCTATAATAAGAAAATAAGATAAAAAATATGTCATATACCTCAAAAAATTTAATCCAAAATTATTTAATGATAGATATTAGTGATTCTTTTGATACTCAAATTAACACATGGATTTCGGCAGCTGAAAACTATATAAATAACTATACTAATCGTCCAGAAGGTTTTGAAACAAGTACAGCTGAAACAAGATATTATGACGGAAATGGATTAAGAGAGATTCAGATAGATCACTTTACGACTATTACGAGTGTTGATATTTTAGAACTTCAAGGTGATGATTCAGAATTTTCACTTACTGAAGGAGCAGATGATGATTATATTACATTTCCATATAATGAAAGTCCTAAATATAAATTAATCCTTACTCTAAATTCATCGCCAGGTTCATTTTTTAAAGGAAGTAAAAGAATAAAAGTAGTGGCAGATTTCGGATTTTCAAGTACAGTTCCAAAAGATATAGAACTAGCTACAACAATGTTGGTAGCAAAGATAGTAGAAAAAGGTCAACGTGGAGGAGATGTCCAACAGGAGAGATTAGGGGATTATAATGTTGTGTTTAGTCAAATGAATAAAGATGCAATTGAATTGAACATTGAACAGATGCTTAATAGATACAAAACAATAGAAGTATAAACTAACAATAAATAAATGCGGATTAGAAACCTCATGACAAATGAAATAGTTATAGCAAGAAGAGTAACTACATCAGGTATGAAATTAGCCTACACAACTGTCACATCAGTTAAGGCTAATTTTCAACCATTAAGCACTAGAAATTCCCAAAACTTTGATGGGTCTTTTAATAAGACGATAAGATTTTATTTCCCTGGTGATGCAGGAGTTCAAGAAGGTGATAGATTAAGAGATACTAATAGTAATTTTTATACGGTAGTAACAGGAGGTGTTAATAGAAGAACACATGGTTCAATTGACTTTTTGATTGTGGACACAGAAAAATAATATAATCAATAGATTATAAATAAATATGGCAACAATTAAAATAACTACAAACATAAAACAAATACAAGCAGCCTTTAGTAAGGCTCCAGGTCTTACCCAAAGAAGAATACAAGGAGCTATTAATCTTTCAGGAACCGAAATAAAGAGATTAATGAGAGATGAGGTGCCTAAAAAGACTAAGACTTTAATGAGATCTATTCAATCAATACCAGGTAATCTTAAAGTAAGAATTGGACCAAATTTAAAAGATGCTCCGCATGCTATCTTTGTACATTTTGGAACTAAAGCCCATTTGATTAAACCGAGAAACAAACAGGCTTTATTTTGGAAAGGTGCTCAACATCCAGTTAAGGTAGTTCATCATCCAGGAACAAAACCTAATCCGTTTGTTGATAGAACGGCTTTAAAAGCCAAACCAATTGTACAGAAGATATTTACTTTATCATTAAGACAATTAATAAAAGATATATCAGTAAAATAGTCATACATAACTATACATAAATGATTATTAGCATAATCATAGATATAAAAAAATAATCAATAGATTATAATAAAAAATATATGTGGACAGAATTAATGACAAGATTAAAACAAATATTAGTGGATAATGATAATATTCAAGAAGTATTTGATTATTTCCCAGATAAATTTGATGGTGATCCAACTGCAATAATAACACCAAGCGAAAATGAAAATGATTTTTATACCACTGATCAGAACATAAGAAATTATGCATTTAAAGTAATGCTTTTTGTAACAAGAACAGCCAAGACTAAGAATCAATCAGATACAGATATGAGAGTTTTAGTAGATTCAGTATTAGATGACTTTGATAAGAATTGGAATTTATCGACCGTGGTAAATCCAACAGGATATTGTTTTGTTAATTTGTTTGCTGTTCCAAGTGGTTGGGGATATGCTGGACAAGATGACGAATATCGATTAGCTGAAATAGTAGTAAGGGCTAGAGTTGTAGTGAACGTATCTGAGATAAGTTAAATAATAATTAATAAATAAATTATATATAATAATAATTAATTAAATAAAAGAAAGGAAATAAACATATGCCTAAATGGATCGGCCGGAGACAATCCGTTGGAATTGGGATTGAAACGGTTAGAGGTGTTGGTGTTTCACCAGCATATTGGTTAAATGCTTTGTCATTTAGCTTTGCAGATAAACCTGTTAGAGCTAGATCAGAAGCAAGTTTCGCTGGAATATGGGGTGGAGACCAAGCACCTGTAGTATTTACTCCAGCAGAGGGAGAGTTTGACGTAGAATTAGGAGCTAGTTCTTTTGGTGCTATATTAGTAGCATTAATGGGATCAGTTAGTTCTAATGATAATGGAGATGACTCATTTACACACACGTATACCCTACAAAATGATAATCAACATGATTCGTTATCAATACACACAGTAGACCCTATTGGGAACTTCATCTATGAACTAGCAATGATAGACACATTAGAAATTACTATTGAACCAGATTCAATCATACATTATACAGTGAACTTTATTTCTAAAGGATCAATTGATTCATCAGGAGAAAGTGTGAGTTTTGCAACTGAAAGAAAATTTGTAGGGCGAATGCTTACATTTAAGACTGCATCTTTAACTTCAGGATTAGGTGCTGCCGCTAAAGTTAATTTAAAGAGTTTGACAATCAGATTTGAAAAGAATGCAGAGGCAAATCAAACATTGTCAACTATACAACCCGAAGATGTGGTTAATAAGCTTTTCTCAGTTAATGGTGAAATTACATTAGATTATGAAGATAGAACATATCTAGACTTTGTTAAAGATGGTTCTAATAGAGCTGTTAGAATCGATATAGTACATTCTGATGATGCAGGTTCAGGTAATCCTTATTCATTTAAAATGGATTTATCAAAATGTGCATTTGAAGATTTTGATCCAGATTTTTCACTAGATGAAATTGTTACTCAAACTGCTAGCTTTTCAGCCCTATATGACGCAGGAACTGGATTAAATAATAACTTGATTAATAGCATGACATTGACAAACCAGATCTCAAGTTATTTGTAGACTATGTACATTTTATTTTATATGTGATATAATTATATTAATTATTAATCGCTAAACACACAAAATGCAATTTGTTTGTTGGCAAGGTTTAGCGATTAAGTCAATCAAATGAGTTGCATTTTGTGTTTTAATTGTATGTCATATAAAAAACCACATGGAAATAAAGGTAAAAAAAGAACTAAAGAACAGAAATTAAATATTAGTAAAGCACATATAGGCTTACCTGGATATTGGAAAGGAAAAACAAAAACAAAAGAACATGTAGAAAAATGTGCTAACACCTTAAGAAAAAGATATAAAAGTGGAGAAATAGAGTTAAATTCTGGTACATTTAAAAAAGGAGGTACCCCTCATAACAAAGGTAAGATTGGTATTTGCTCAGAAGAGACAATAAAAAAAATGAGTGATGCTCAGTTAGCAAATCCAAATAGATATTGGTTAGGTAAAGAAAGAGAAGATCTAAAAGAAGAAAATCATTTTAACTGGAAAGGTGATAATGATTATGGTGGTAAATTTACATATAGGTTAAAAGAGAAAATACGAAAACGAGATAATTGCAAATGTCAAGAATGCGGGTTAGATCAAGAAAATCATTTTAGAGATGAAAAAAAATGTAAATTATCTGTTCACCATATAGACTTTAATAAGAAAAATAATAAAGAAAATAATTTATTAACTGTATGTAATACATGTCATCGTAAATTACATAAAGGTCACATGACATATAATATTCAAAAACCATTAGAAATAAATATATGAAAAATAAAAAACCATGGTATTTACAAAGTTTACTTAAAGATGAAACTCATGATAGAATAGCTAAATGGGGTAAATTACTTGAAGAAAAAAGTAAAGATCTTGATAAATTTGGAAAAAATATTACTAAAATGGGATTAAAAATAATGTTATGGGTAATAGGAATTGTATTATGTTTAGCATTTCCTATCTTATGGATAGTCTTAATTCTTATAGTAATAGGTAAATACAAGCAAACTAAATAATAAGATTAATTTATATTTATCCTTACGAGGATAATTCACTAAAAGTGTCTTGACTTACGAGTTAAAAACTATTTTACTCGTGTCAGGACATTTTTTTATTTACTAAGAATATATTATGGAAAGAGAATACAAAACAGTAGAAACACCAATAGGTAAGGATAAAGTCAAACTAAAAACTTGGCTTACTGGTGGTGAAAAAAGACAAATTACAAATTCAATTATTTCAGAAAGTGAATTTACGACAGATGAATTAAATAAACCGACGTTTAAAGGTAGTATGATTCAGGATATGCAAGATGCTTCAATTAATTCAGTTATAGAAGAGATTAATGGTAAGACTGAGAACATTTTAGAGACAATATTGAATATGCGTTCTACAGATTATGAGTTTATAATAGAGGAAATTAATAAGATCACTGAAGTAGAAAATGAAATAGTAAAAAAATAGAGGCTGACTATACTGTGCTTTATAGCACTGGTCGAGGTAAAGTCAGTCAAGAATTATCTGATATATTATTATGTGAACATATGAAGTGGACATATAATGAATTTTTAAATCAACCATCTTGGTTTATTAAAGGAATTCAAAAAAAGATTAATGTTGATGCTTATCAACAAAGACGTGAAGCAAAAAAACATGGCAGACACTAATTTACAAATTACAATTAGGGTATTAGATAAGTTCAGTACTCAGTTTAAAAAAGCAGGTGCTCAACTTAAGACAATGGGTAAACAAGCTGAAGCAGCTGGTCGTACTTTATCTACTAGATTAACTGCGCCAATAGCACTAATTGGTACTTTTGCTATTAAAGCAGGTGCTGATTTCTCAAAAGGAATGGCAAGAGTAAAGGCAATTACTGCAGCAACTGATGATCAATTTAAACAGTTGACTGAAACAGCTAAAGAACTTGGACGAACTACTCAATTCACTGCTAAAGATGTAGCTGATGCAATGGGATTTATGGCTCAAGCTGGTTTTGATACAGCCACTATTCTTGAGGCAATTCCTGCTACTCTTAATTTAGCTGCTTCGGCAGCTTTAGATATGGCTTCAGCAGCTGATATTGTAACTAATGTCATGGCAGGTTTTGGTTTTGAAGCAGATGAATTAGATGGCGCAGTTGATGTACTTGCGAAGGCATTTACTTCTGCAAATACTGATTTATCACAATTAGGTGATGCAATGAAATTTGCTGGTCCGGTTGCAAATGCAATGGGGGCAACATTTGAACAAACTACAGGTGCTTTAGCTTTAATGGGCAATGCTGGATTTCAAGGAACATTAGCTGGTACAGCTTTAAGAGGTGCGATGGTAAGACTTGCTAGTCCAACAAATACTGCTGCTAAGATAATACAAAGGGTTGGTTTAAAGGCTTTTGATGCAAAAGGTAAGATACTACCTTTTACCGAAATAGTTAAACAGTTAGAAGGTGCTGGATTGTCTGCTGCCGAATCTATGGAGGTATTTGGATTACGTGCAGGTCCTGCAATGTTAGCATTAGTTGAACAAGGTTCAGGAGCTCTTGAAGAACTAATAACGAAATTAGAAAATTCAGGTGGGACAGCAGAACAAATTGCTAAAGTTCAGATGGAAGGATTGCATGGACAACTTATTAGACTTAAGAGTGCATGGGAGGGATTTGGAATTGCAATTACGAATTCGGTACTCCCTATATTGTCACCATTAATAGAGAGAATAACAGTTATGTTAGGGAAATTTAGTAAGTTGAGTCCAAAAATACAAGCAACTATTATAATTATTGCTATATTAGCAGCAGCTTTAGGCCCTTTATTAATATTTTTTGGTTTATTTGCTCAAGGTATTGCTGCAGTTTCAGCAGCTATAGGTTTTGCCTTACCAATTATTGGTACTATAATAGGTTTATTATTTAGTTGGATTGGTGTTATTGCAGTAGTTGTTGCAGCAGTAGTTGTTTTAGGAATAGCAATATTTAAAAATTGGGAAAAGATAAAACTAGTGACGATTAATACTTGGACTACTATTTCCAATTTTATAAAAAATATAACATCTGTAATTGTCGGATTCTTTTCATCAGCATGGAATAAAACAAAACAAGTGACGATGACAACTTGGAATTCAATTGCAAGTTTCTTTGTTAATATTTGG